GCACCTTCGTCCGGCCGGCGACTGTCAGCAACCTGTCGGCCGAGGTGAAGCTGAAGGATTTCGCCGGCAAGGGCACGCCAGCGGCTAAGTACCTGGCCGCGCAGCTGCAGGGCGGCACTCGTCGACCAAAACGGTTCGAGCGCGCGCTGCAGTCGCTCGGAGCGCTGCCGCCTGGCTATCGGGCGATCCCGGGTGCCGGGGCGAAGGTGGACGCATACGGCAACATGGACCGTGGACAGATCGTCCAGATCCTGTCGTACTTCCGTGCCTTCCCGGAGGCTGGTTACAAGGCGAACATGACGGACAAGCGGAAGGCTGCGCTAGCGCGCGGTAGCAAGACCCAGCAGGGTTACGCATACTTCATCGGCCGCCCGGGCGACCGCCTCCCGCTCGGCATCTACCAGCGCGTGTACTTCGCTCGCGGGACCGCAATCAAGCCGATCTTGATCTTCGTGTCGTCCGCCATGTACGAGGCCATCTTCGACTTTGACTTCGTGGCCAGGATCACGGTCGACGCGGCCTTCCCGGAGGAATTCCAGCGGGCACTGGCCGAGGCGGAGGCGGCTGCGCGATGAGCGGGCAGGGGCCAAGGTACTCCGGCAAGGGGCCGCTCAAGGGTAATTCGAACCCCGAATTTTCGCTAGTCACAGGGCGAATGCAAGGGGGTTGTATTGTCTGACCTGAGCAAACCGATGACCCAGGCGCAGTTCGGCGCTCTCGTTGGGGTGAGCCAGCAGGCCATCGGCAACCTCGTTGGTCGCGGCATCCTCGACATGGCCATGCCAGCGCAGGCCGTGCTTCACGCCTACTGCTCGCACCTGCGCGAGACCGCCGCCGGCCGCTCCGCTGGCGGTGACCTCGACCTGGTCGCGGAGCGCGCCATGCTCGCGAAGGCCCAGCGCGAGCGCATCGAAATGCAGAACGCGGTGACGCGTGGCGAGTTGGCCCCGGTGGTGCTGATCGAAGAGGTGCTGTCGAAGGCAGGCGCGCGCATCGGTGGCATCTTCGATGCGATCCCTGGCGCGGTGCGCCGCCGGGTGCCCAGCCTGTCGTCGGAAGAAATCGGCAACATCGAGAAAGAGATCGCCAAGGCGCGAAACGTCGTGGCAGCGATGTCGCTCGCGGACCTGCGCGACGACGAGGAAGAGGACGCCGGGCCCACGCAGGAGTACTCGCCGGACGACGAGGTGCTCAGATGAGCGACCTGTCCGAAGTGCTCGGCTGGAGGTCGCCCGAGGTCGCGGCCTGCCTATCGCGCGGGCTCGGTGCCTTCGGTGTGCCCGAGCCGATGTCGCTGGAGCAGTGGGCGCGCGAGCACTTCTACCTGTCGAAGGAATCGTCGTACGTCGAGCAGGCCTGGGAGGCGTGGCCGTTCCAGCGCGCCATCATGGCGTGCATCAGCAACGACGATATCTTTGAGATCGACTTCAAGAAGTCGGCGCGGGTCGGGTACACCAAGATTCTGCTGGCCGCGATTGGCTACTTCATCGAACACAAGCGCCGCAACCAGGCGATCTGGCAGCCGACCGACGGCGACAGCGACGAATTCGTCAAGACCGAGCTCGAGCCGATGCTGCGCGACGTGAAGGCAATGCGGCGCGCGTTCCCGGCGCACATGGCGCGCCACAAGGACAATACGCTGCAGCAGAAGAAGTTCCTCGGCTGCGTGCTGCACACGCGCGGCGGCAAGGCGGCGCGCAGCTACCGCCGGATCTCGGTCGACAACGCGCTGCTCGACGAGCTCGATGCGTTCGACCCTGACGTCGAGAAGGAGGGTGACCCGGTCACGCTGGCCGCCAAGCGCGTCGAGGGTGCGACCTTCCCCAAGCTGGTGGTGGGATCGACCGCAAAACTCAAGGGGTTTTCGCTGATCGATGCGAGGCACATGTTGGCCGATATCAGACTGCAGTATGCAATCCCCTGCCCGGACTGCGGGAGGTACCACCCGCTTGCATGGGGTGGTAAAGACCATACGACAGGGTTCAAGTGGGTGAACGGCGATCCGGACACCGTGCGCCACCTTTGCCCGCATCCCGATTGCGGCGCGCTGATCGACCAAGGTCAATATCTCGCTGCGGCTGAGCATGGTCGATGGCAGAACGAAGACGGCAGCGTCACGGTCGACCATGCTGGCGTTTTCCGCAACGCCAGTGGTGCGATCATCGAGCCGCCTCGGCACGTTGCATTTCACGTTTGGACCGCCTACAGCCCGCTCGCCACCTGGGCAAATCTCGTGCGCGAGTTCATGGCCGCCCACGCGAAAGCGCAGGAAGGCGACATGTCGAAGATGAAGGCGTTCGTCAACACCACGCTGGGCGAAGCGTGGGAGCAGGACGTCGAGAAGACCGACAGCGACCAGCTCAAGCAACGCTCCGAGCCGTACAAGTTCGGCACAGTACCGATGGGCTGCCTGCGCCTGCTGGCCGGCTGCGATACGCAGGACAACCGGATCGAGGTCACGGTGTGGGGCTACGGCCGCGGCTGCCAGAAGTGGCACATCGACCACCGCATCTTCTACGGCAACCCGAACGAAGACCAGGTATGGCAGGACGTGGCCGAGTACCTGTTCGAAGCCGAGTTCAAGCACGCCAGCGGCCGCTCACTCACCATCTACGCGTCGGCTATCGACACCGGCGGCCACAACACGCAGGCCGTCTACAACTTCGTGCACACCCACGCCGCGCTCGGTCGCCGCATCTTCGCGGTCAAGGGCCGCTCGGGGCGCGAAAAGCACATCAAGGACGGCGCGTCGAAGGTCGACCTCGACTGGCGCGGCAAGACCCGGCGCCGCGGCCTGATTCTGTGGCAGGTCGGTACCAACCTGGCGAAGGACCTGATCTACGGCCGGCTGCAGATCACGCGCCCGGGCCCGGGCTACATGCATTTCTCGAAGGATGCCAGCGACGAGTACTACAAGCAGATGGCGGGCGAGATCCGCGCCGAGCGGGCCACCGCCAGCGGTACCGAGTCGCGCTGGTCGCCGATCCGTAAGCGGGTCGAGGCCTGGGACTGCACCGTCTACACGGTCTGGCTCGAGACTCACTACGAGCTGACCAAGAAGCCGGAGAAGTGGTGGGATGCGCTCGAAGCGGAAGTGCAGCCGGCGATCGGCGATCTGTTCGCCGCGCCGGTGGTGGAGCGCCAGCCGGACGGCGAGCCGGAAACAGAACAACAAAATTCAACAACCACGGTACCGGCACGCGCAGCGCCGCCGGCGCCGGTCCAAAAGAGATCAGGCAGCCGGTTCGCATCGGATGCCTGGCTGAGCAGGGGAATAGGATGAACCACATGGGAGATATCGTCGCCGACGTTCTCGTCACGGTCGAGGCCGAGCTCGGGGCGCGGCTGGCGCCGGAGAAGCGCACCGCGATCGAGGAGAAAATCCGGCATGTCTGGGGCGGGCAGGAGGTCTACGTCAAGAAAGGCGACGCCTACGTCTGGAGGGGGAGCGAAGGTGGGCTCGGTCGCACCCAGTTCTACAAGATCATCAAGGGTCAGTAAGCTGTCCACTTTCTCCCTAGAAAGTGGACGCCGCGGTTGTTAGTGTTGGGCCTCATAACGATGGGGGTTCCAATGCCAGCGCCAACCGCACAAGACATGCTTGACAAGTACATCGAGGCCGAACTGGCGATCCTCGATGGCAAAAACGTCAGCTTCCAGGGCCGCACCATGGGCATGGAAGACCTCGACAAGATCCGCCTCGGGCGCCAGGAGTGGGAGCAGCGTGTCGCGCGCGGGTCGCGGGTGAGCAGTGGCCAGCCGACTTTCGGCGGCCGTACGTTCTCGGTGGCGCGCTTCGGGGGCGACTCGTGAGCGCCCAGCAGCAAGGGCGCCAGGCGCCAACGATCCGCCTCAACCCTGTTGATCGGCTCATCAATTTCTTCTCGCCTGTCGCCGGCCTTCGCCGCCTTGCCGCGCGGCGGATCCTCAATCAATACGAAGCAGCAAAGCCTTCACGCCTGCGCAAGGGAACGCTGGATCACCGCGCGCCCGACACCCAGGTGACGCAGGGCGCAGTCGCGCTGCGGGCGTTGGCGCGCAACCTGGAACAGAACCACGACATTGCCCGTGGCGCGCTGCGCATCCTGGTCAACAACGTGGTCGGTCCGGCCGGCATCGGCATCGAGCCGCAGCCACGCCGGCGCGACGGCACGATCCATGAGGACTACGCGAAGTCGTTGCGCGAGGCGTACCGTGACTGGCAGAAGAAGCCCGAGGTGACGCAGCAGCACCGCTGGAGTCGGGCCCAGCGCCTGGTGGCGCGCACCTGGTTCCGCGACGGCGAAGTGTTTTCGCAGCGCCTGATGGGCAATGTGCCGGCGCTTGATCACGGGACGCGGGTGCCGTATTCGCTCGAGCTGCTCGAGCCGGACATGGTGCCGATGGACTACTACGACGAGTCGCGCGGCATCCAGCAGGGCATCCAGCGCAACACCTGGGGCAAGCCGACGGCGTACTGGGTCTACAAGGCGTTCCCGATCGGCGACCGCTGGACCCGCGGCACGTACGAGATGAAGCCGATCCAGGCAGCGCAGATGCTGCACGTGAAAGCGGTCGACCGCATCGGCCAGCTGCGCGGCGTCTCGGAGTTCGCCAGCGTCGTTACGCGCCTTGAGGACATCAAGGACTATGAAGAATCCGAACGCATCGCCGCGAAGGTGGCCGCATCGCTGACGGCCTACATCAAGAAGGGCGACGGCCAGTCCTACGGCAACCCGGAGGGCGGCGATGGGACCAAGCCCGGCGCGCGCGAGATCCAGTTCTCGCCGGGCATGATCATCGACGACCTGCAGGCGGGTGAGGAAATCGGCCTTATCGACTCCAACCGGCCGAACCCGAACCTAGTCACGTTCCGGCAGGGCCAGCTGCGCGCGGTCGCCGCGGGCATCGGCACCTCGTATTCCAGCACCTCGCGCGACTACAGCGGCACCTACTCCGCGCAGCGTCAGGAACTGGTCGAGCAGTGGGTCAACTATGCCGTGCTGACCGACGAATTCGTCGGGCAATTCGTGCAGCCGGTGTGGGAAGACTTCGTGCTGGTCGCCCACCTGTCCGGGGTGGTGAAAATGCCGCCAGATGTGGATCCGGACAAGGCCGACGACTGCCTGTTCGTCGGCCAGTCGATGCCGTGGATTGACCCGCTCAAGGAAGCGCTGGCGTGGGAGTCGCTGGTACAGAACGGCTTTGCCAGCGAAGTCGAAGTGCAGCGCAAGCGCGGCGTTAATCCGAACGACACGATCGAGCAGATATCCACGTTCCGCACGACGGCCAAGGAGAAGGGCCTGGTGTTCGGTTCCGACTTCGCCAACCACATGAAGGTTGGCCCGGAAGGCCAAGCCGCGAAGCAGGCAAAGCAGAACGATTCAACCGAGTAGTGATGGGGGGCGTGTTTGGGCCGTCTTCGGGCGGCCCTTTTTTTCGCACCGCGCAGAAAAATTGTCCACTTTCTCCCTAGAAAGTGGACGACGAGAAATCGAAACTGTGCGAACTGAAACGACAACGTCTCCAAAAAAAAGGAACGCACGATGCCAACAGCAAACCAGAATCCGCAGGGCCAGCAGCCCGCCAAGTGGTACACGATCCGCACCAACGCGCGCGCCACCGCCGCGGGCGCGGACAACGGCGTGCAGGCCTCCGCCGCCGAGATCCTGATCTACGGCGACATCGGCGAAAGCTGGTACGGCGACACGATCGCGGCCAAGGACTTCGTGCGCGATGTCGCGGCGCTCGACGTCGAGCACCTGACGGTGCGCATCAACAGCTACGGCGGCTCGGTCACGGACGGCATCGCGATCCACAACGCGCTCAAGCGCCACAGCGCCCAGGTCACGACCGTGATCGACGGCATCGCCGCCTCGATCGCGAGCCTGATCGCGATGGCCGGCGACACCGTCGAGATGGCCGAGAACGCGCAGATCATGATCCATGCGCCGTGGGGCTACCAGGTCGGCAACAGCGCCGACATGCGCGAGTACGCGGACATGCTCGACAGCTGGGCTGACGCGATGTCGACCACCTACGCTTCCAAGACCGGGACCGACAAGGCCGAGTTTCTGGCGTTGCTCACCGATGGCAAGGATCACTGGTACACCGCCGAGCAGGCGCTGGAGGCCAAGCTGATCGATACCGTCATCCCCGGCCTGCCGGTTGCTGCCAGCGCGCAGCTGAAGGAATCCGTCAAGGCGCGCTATGCGTCGTTCGGCCAGACCGGTACGGCGCCAGCGACTCCGGCATACACCAGTTCCACAACCGCGGCAGCCGCCGCAACTCAACCACAGGAGAACACCATGCCTGGTGCAGCAACCCAACAGCCGGCGGCAGCGTCGCAACCCGCTGGCAACAACGAAGAAACCATCCGCCTGCAGGCGCTGGCCGCAGACGGCGAACGCCGCAAGGGCATCCAGCTCGCCTTTGCCGCCTTCGCAGCCCGTGCCGGGGTGGCCGAGCTGCAGACGACCTGCTGCGATGACGTGAACTGCTCGGTCGAGCAGGCCAACACCAAGCTGCTGGCCCACCTGGGCAAGGACGCGACCCCGGTCGCCGGCAGCTACATCGTCACGCTGGAAGACTCGCGCGACAAGTTCCGCGCCGGTGCCGAGAAAGCCGTGCTGGCCCGCGCTGGCATGGAGAAGGACGACCGCGCCAACAACTACCGCGGCTTCACGATGATGGAGCTGGCACGCGAGTGCCTGGCCCACGCCGGCGTCAACACGCGCGGCATGGACAAGATGGGGATGGTGTCGGCCGCCTTCACCCATACGTCGTCGGACTTCCCGTCGCTGCTGTCGAACATCGCCGAGAAGGCCATGCTCAGGGGCTACGAAGAAGCCGACGAGACCTTCCAGAAGTGGACTTCGAAGGGCACTCTGAGCGACTTTAAGGTCGCGCGCCGTGTCGGCCTGAATACCTTCCCGTCGTTGGACCAGATCGCCGAAGGCGCCGAGTACCACTACGCCGATGTTAGTGATCGTGGCGAAAGCGTGGTGCTGGCGACCTTCGGCAAGCTGTTCTCGCTGAACCGCCAGACCATTATCAACGATGACCTGGGCGCGTTCACCAAGATCCCGCGCAGCATGGGCCGCGCCGCGATCCGCACGATCGGCGACCTCGTGTACGCAATTCTGACCACGAACCCGAAGATGTCCGATGGCGTCGCCCTGTTCCACGCCAACCACAAGAACCTCCTGGACGCCGCGAACGCCGCGACGATCAGCACCGCATCGGTCGACGCGATGCGCGTGGCGATGGGCAAGCAGAGCGACGGCAACGCGTCGGCACTGAACATCCGCCTGGCCAACCTGATCGTGCCGCTGGCACTGGAAGGCCTGGCGATCACGGTGCGCGACAGCCAGTACGCGGTCGGCGGCGCCAACAACGCGACCATCCCGAACATCGTCAAGGGCAACTTCGACGTGATCGCCGACGCGCGCCTCGACCGCGCTTCGCCGACCTCGTGGCACGGTGTGGCCGATTCGGGCAAGTACGACACCGTGGAAGTGCAGTACCTGGACGGCATTGAGACCCCGACGCTGGAGCAGCAGAACGGCTGGAACGTCGACGGCGTCGAGTTCAAGGTGCGCATCGATGCCGGCGTCAAGGCGCTGGACTACCGCACGCTGGCGAAGAACATCGGCGCCTAATCCGCGTCAGGCGGACAGGCCGATCACAAGGTGCGCCGCTCCGGCGGCGCAAACGAATTTCCGATAGAAGGAGCCAAAAATGGCACGCAATTATGTGGGTGAAGGTGACGTACTGAACTACGCGAACGGCAACGCTGCGGTCGCTTCCGGCGCGGTCGTCGTGTTCGGCAAGCGCGTCGGTGTGGTGCTGGCCGATATTCCGGCCAACAGCGTGGGCGCGGTCTCGGTGGACGGCGTGTGGACGCTGCCGAAACATGCTGCCGACGTGGTCGGCATGGGCGACGACCTGTACTGGGATGCCGCCGCGCACGAGCTGACCACCACGGCCGGCGCCAACGCCCGCGCCGGCTATGCTGCTGCGGCCGCGGGCGCCGGCGTCACCACCGCCGACCTGGTCATCAACCTCTGACCATGTTCGACAAGCTCGAGGCCCGGACCAACCGGCTGGCGATGGAGCGGCTGGCCAACGCCACCGCTGTCATCGTCGGCGTGGCCGAGCCGGTGCCGGTGATCTTCGACGCCGAGTACCGCGCCGGCACGATCGGGGTCGGGATGGGCGCCGCTGCGCCGCAGATGGTGATCGCCAATGACCGCATGCCGGCCGATTTCGTCGGCCAGCGCATCGAGATCAACGGCGCCGCCTGGTGCGTGGCGGATGCCCAGCCCGACAGCGAGCTGCCGTCCGGCCTGAGCCTTGTCATCCTGGAGAAGGCATGAGCAGCCAGCACCAGGCCGCGCTCGAGGCGCTCGCGGATCTGCTCCGGGCAGTGCCGGACCTGGCTGATCCCGGCCAGGTGCACATCGCCCGGACCCGTACCCTCAGCACCTCCGTGCGGCGCTCGATCGTCGTGCGGCTCGGGCGCAGCGCGTCGCAGGAAAGCGCGGTGCTGGGCGGGCGCACCAGCTGGAGCACGCTGATCGCGGTCGAGTGCTACGGCCGGGACGATGAAGGCGCGGTGCCGGGGTCGACCGCCGATGCGATGGTCGAGAAGGTCTTCGCGACCCTCGACCAGGCACCCAGCTTGTGCGACGGCTTCGGCGATATCGAGCCGCTCGCGGGCGACACGCTGGCGTGGGACTACGACGAGCTGGACAGAACCATGGCGTGCATCACTGCACGCTTCGTGATGAAACACCAAACCACAGGAAGGACCCTGACCTTATGAACGTTCAAGATCCCAAGGCGGCGCTCCCGGAGCCGTCGCATGGCGGCAGTTACACGCGCGACCCTGGCAGCGGCGAGCTGGTTCTGACCGAGCGTACCGGACTCGATCCGGTCGAGCGCGAGGGCAAGCGCAGCGCGCCGCAACAGGACGCCGACGACATTCCCGGTACCGAGCTGTCGCCGGCCGCCGACGTGACAACCACGGATCGCGGGGCCGCGCAGCTGGGCGCCGTGCATCTGATCGACGAGGAGTAACAAGATGGCACAACGCCTCATTCGCAAGACCGCCATCCTAGCGGCGCTCGAAGCCACCTATTGTGTGGACGCCACCCCGAGCGGTGCCGCCAACGCGATGTTGGTCAGCAACCTGACGATCAACCCGCTGAACGCCGAGTGGATTGCGCGCGGCATCATCCGCGACTACCTGGGTGGCTCGGAGGAACTGCCGGGCGCCTGCTACCTCGAGATGGGCTTCGATATCGAGCTGGTCGGTTCGGGCACGGCTGGCACCGCGCCGGCGTGGGGCCCGCTAATGCGCGCCATCGGCTTTGCCGAAGTGATCACTGCCGCGACCCGGGTCGACTATACGCCGATCTCGGCCGCCTTCGAGTCGGCCACGATCTACTGGTACGACGACGGCGTGCTGCACAAGGGCCTGGGCGCTCGTGGCACCGCCATGCTGGACATGAGTGTCGGCCAGAAGCCGGTGATCTCGTTCAAGTTCATCTGCGTCGACGGCGGCATCACCGCCACGCCGGTGGTGAGCACCACGCTGACCACGTTCCGCGTGCCGCAGATCGTGATCGACCAGAACTCGGGCGACCTCACGTTCGGCGCCACCCACGCCACGGCCACGGCGCCGGTGCTCACGGGCGGCACCATCTACCCGAGCCTGGGCCTGCAGGTGGATCTCGGCATCAAGGCCCAGTTCCAGAAGATGCTCGGCGAGCAGTCGGTTGCGGTGACCGAACGCGAAGTCACCGGTTCCGCCAAGCTGAAGCTGACCGCAGCGCAGGAGGTCACGTTCATGGGGAACGTCAAGAGCGCTACCAAGAGCAGCCTCGGCCTGCAGCACGGCACGGTGGTGGGCGACAAGGTGCTGGCCTTCATGCCCAACGTGCAGCTGAAGGAGCCGACCAAGGAAGAGCTGAACGGCGAGCGCCTGTGCGGTTACAAGCTGCGCATGCTGCCGCTGGCCGGCAACGACGAGTTCCGCCTCGTCACCAGCTTCTAACCCCGGCGGGGCTCCGGCCCCGCCACCCTCTCACTCTCAATAACAAGGAACAAACATGAGCAAGAAATACGTGGTGGTGGTCAGCGACATGGTGCAGGTGCCGATCGAAGGCAAGCTCAATGATGAAAACGGCACCGCGAAGCCGTTCAAGTTCTCGCTGACCTGCCGCCGCCGCAGCGCCACCGAGATCCGGGAGGCGCTGGACGCGGCGACCTTCAGCGCACAGGACTTCATGAAGGGCGTCACCACCGGCTGGAAGGGACAGCGCCTGGTGATGGAAGAAGACGGCCAGACCCCCGCCGAGTTCTGCGAAGAGTCGTTCGACGCGCTACTCGACGTTTCCGGCATGGCCATGTTTTGCTTTAACGCGTTCGGCAAGGCTGCGGGCGTCACTGCAAAAAACTAGAAGAGCTCGCGCGCGCCGATGCGCTCGGGGAAGTCGAGTGGCAGGGCGAGCGCGAGCAAGACGACCAGGTCGTTGACGAAGCGCTGGCCGCCTTCGGGCTGGTCGCAATCCGCACCGCCGAGCAGCTCGACCCGCTTTACCTGTGGCCCGAGAACATCCCGAGCTGGAATCTGTTCCGGGCTGTGTCGACGCAGTGGCTGATGGGGCCGGCGGGGGCGGTGGGGTTGAGTTACCCGGGTGTGGAAGTGGTGATGCGCAAGTGGCGCATCAAGGGAAAGGACGAACAGCGGCTGTTTGCCGACGTTCAGGTGATGGAGCGCGCGACCTTGCAAGCGTGGAGTGAGCGGAGAAAATGAGCGGATCCAAGGTAATCATCACAGCCGACGAGGCGCAGGCGGTCCGGGCGTTTGACCGCTTCCGCGCCGAGGCCACCGGGTCGCTGGGCAAGGTGGCCGACGCCGGCGGCAAGCTGAAAGGGCTGCTCGCGACGGTCGGCGTCGGGCTGTCGGTGGCGGCGCTGACCGGTGTCGTCAACAGCTCGATCGAGGCCGCCGCCGGCATGCATGACCTGTCGATCCAGACCGGTGCCTCGGTAGCGTCGCTGATGGCGTTCAAGTCGGTGGCCTCGACCTCGGAAACCACGCTCGACGGCATCGGCGCGGCGATGAACAAGATGGCCAAGGGCATGTCGGTGGCCAACGAGGAAAGTGCCGGGGTGGGCGCGGCGGTGCGCGCGCTCGGTCTGGATTTCGCCGCCCTGAAGAACGAGAAACCGGACCAGCAGATGCTGGACGTGGCGGACGCACTGGACAAGTTCCAGGATGGCGCCGGCAAGTCGGCCGTCGCCATGACGCTGTTCGGCAAGGAAGGCGCGAAGATGTTGCCGTTCCTGGCCGACCTGGCCGACGAATCGGAGGCGGTGCGCGCCAAGCTTACCGACCAGCAGGTGCAGATGAAGGCCGCCCAGGCCGCGATGGCCGACGATTTCAGCGACAACCTCACCAAAATCAAGAAATCCGGGGAGAGCTGGAAGAAGGACGTCTCGATGGGCATGCTGCCGGCGCTCTATGAGCTGAGCGGTGCGTTCTACGAGGTGACGAACCAGGCGGGCGGCTTCAAGGACCACGTCACCCAACTGGCCCAAGATGGCACCTTCGCCAACTGGACCCGGGCTGCCATCACCGGGGTGACCTACCTGGCCGATGCGGCCGAAGGCACGTACCGGGTCGTCAAGGCGATCGGGATCACGCTCGCCGCCATGTGGGCCGGCACCATCGAGGGGGTCGGCGGCGTCGCCCACGCCATGTCGCAGTTCGTGCACGGCGATTTCGCGGCCGCCTGGACCACGATCAAGGCCACCGGGAGCGGTGCGGCGGCCATCGGCAAGGACCTGATGGCCGACCTGACGGCGACGTTCAGCGAGCAGTCGTTCGGATCGAAGATCCGCGACCGGATGGACGAGATCCGCAACATGGGTGCGGCCGCCAAGGAGGCGAAGAGCGCGCTGGACTTCGACGCCAGCGGTGACGCCAATGCGGCCGCGGCGGCGAAGAAGGAGGCCGAGGCGTTCGCCGGGTTGATCGCGACGATCCGCACCAAGCGCGACGAGGACAAGCTCGAGCTGGCGACGGCCGAGACGGCGACCGAAGGCCAGAAGCTGCGCATCAAGGTCGAGCAGGAGCTGGCGTCCGGTAAGCTCAAGCTGTCGGAAGCGCACCTGCTGGTCGTGCACGCGGCGCTGGACGAGCTGGACGCCACCGAGCAGCTGGTCAAGGCGCAGAAGGGCGAAAAGGACGTCGCCGCCTGGCTGCGCGAAAGCGCGCAGGCGCGCAGCGCATCGAGCGACACCCTGTCGGTCGAGTACGCGCTGTACGGCAAGACGGCCGACGCGCGCGAGATCGCGATGGTGGCGGTCAAGAATGAGACCGAGCTGGAGAAATTCCTGCTCGAGGAGCGCAAGAAAGGAATTGCGATTAGCGGCGCGCAGCTGGCCCAGCTGCGCGCGGAGAAGGACACCCGGACAGCGGTCGAGCAGGCCACACTGGCGCAGACCAAGGCCCTCGGCTACGCCAACTCGCTGGCGCAGGAGAACCGGCGCTTTGCGGCGGAGTCCATCGTCGACGAGAAGCAGCGCGCCCGCGCCCTGCTGGAAATCGATGCCGACACCTGGCGACAGCGCATCCAGCTCGCCGGCGACGGCACGCTGGCGCAGATCCGCCTGCAGGAGCAGTTCGACCAGTGGTACGCCAACCAGTCGATCAAGCCGCGCCAGGAGCAGGAAAGGCAGCTGTGGGACGGGATCGAGAACGCCGCGCACGACACCTTCCTGAGCATCGAGAATGGCGCCAAGTCCGCCGGTGACCGGGCCAAGGAAGCGCTCAAGAACGGCCTGTTCGAATGGCTGTGGCAACTTGCCGCGAAGCCGATTTACCTGGATGTCCGCGCAGCCTTCAGCTCGGGCGGGTCTGCCATCCTCGGCACTGGCTCCGACGCATTAGGATCCGCCGCCGGCACCTCCGGTGCGAGCAGCGGCAATCCGCTAATCTCTGCCGCATCGGCGGCATCGGCGCTCTATAAAGCGGTCAGTGTCGGCTTCGATGGGCTTGCGGATGCGGTGGCGGGCGGCGTGCAGACGGCGATGTCGGCGGCAGGCTATACGCCGCTCGCATCGCAGGGGTTGGCAACGGCATCGGGTCAGGCGCTGACACCGCTGGCCAGCATGGCCGGCACAGCCGCCAGCTATGGCGCCGGCCTGCTGGGTGGCCACTTCATCGGCAACGCGATCGCCGGCGACTACAGCGTCAACCATGGCCAGGCGGTCACCAACATCGCCGCCGTGGTCGGCTCGGTTCTCGGCGGCCCGATCGGCGGGGTGATCGGTGGCGCCATCGGCGGCCTGATCAACCACGCGTTCGGCATGGGCTCGACCCAGGTGCAGGCGCAGGGTTTGCGCGGCACCTTGTCCGATGCCGGGCTGAGCGCCGCCAACTACCAGAAGCTGCACCAGAACGGCGGCTGGTTCCGAAGCGACAAGGATTGGGAGAGCACCACCCCGGCCAGCGCCGAGCTGTCCGCGCAACTCATGCAGGGGCTGGCCGCGATCAAGGGCGCCTCGGCCGGGTTTGCCAGCGCGGTCGGCGCCTCGGCCGACGCGCTGCAGGGCTATGCGAAAACCTTTGACCTGGTGCTGACCGGCGACGCCGCCAAGGACCAGCAGGTGTTTGCCGACCTGCTGACCGGCATCGGCGACGAGATCGCCAACAAGCTGGTACCGAACCTGGCCGATTTCACCACGTCCGGCGAAAGCGCGTCTGCCACGCTGCAGCGGCTCGCGGGCGACTTCCAGGCGACCAACCAGATGGCGCAGCTGCTGGGCAAGTCGGCCAGCGCCGTGTTCGGTTCGCTGGGCATGGCATCGGCGGCCGCGCGCGAGCGGCTGGTCGACCTGTTCGGCGGCGCGCAGTCGCTGACCCAGCTGGCCGGCAGTTACGCGCAGAACTTCCTGAGCGATGCCGAGCGCCTCCAGCCGGTGCGCGAGGCGGTCGACGCGGCCATGGCCAGCCTCGGGCTGGCAGCGGTCCAGACCCGGGCCCAGTTTAAGGCCATCGTCGCCGGCCTCGACCTGACCACCGAGGCCGGCGCCAAGGAATTTGCGTCGCTGATGAACCTGGCTGATGCGTTCGCCCAGGTGCACCCGGCGATCCAGTCAACGACCGACGCGCTGCAGGCGATGAAGGATGCCGCCAGCGCCGCGCTGGGCGAGGTCGACAGCAAGTTCGCCGTATTGCAGAAGGTGGTCGACCGCGAGAAGGCGGCGCTGCAGGTGCGCATCGATGCCGAGGCCGCGGCGATCGGCAAGCTGCAATCACTGTCGCAGGCGCTGCACGGGACGCTCGACGCCCTGAAGGGGCCGGACCAGGCCGCGTACGACCGCCTGGTGGCGCAGGGGCAGGTCAAGGCTGCGCTCGCGATCGCCAAGGCGGGCGGCCCGTTGCCTGCGGCCGACTCGCTCAAGGGCGCACTGTCGGCCTTGCAGCAGGACGCGAGCGGCCAGTTCGCAACCTACGCCGACTACCTGAATGACTTCTACTCGACCAAGAACGACATCGCCGAGCTGGCCGGGATCACCGACGATTCGCTGTCGGTGGAGCAGAAGACGCTCGACGCGCTGAATCAGCAGGTCAAGCAGTACGATGCCATGCTGGCCAGCGAGCAGGCACAGATCGAAGAGCTGAAGGGACAGTCGACCACGCAGCTATCGATCCTGCAGGCGCTCGCCGGGATTCAGAGCGCGATCCTGGCGGCGCAAGCCAACCCGGTCGTCGCCGCCGGGCAGGCCGTCAATCAGGCTTACCAGTCGGCGCTCGGCCGCACGCCGGATGCGGCGGGTTTGGCGTACTGGCAGCAGCAGGCCGCGAGCGGCACCCCGATCAGCGACATCATCGGCGCGATCGGCAATTCGCCCGAGGCCACCATCCGCGGCATGTACCAGACGATGCTTCACCGCGATCCGGACGCGGCCGGCATGAACTTCTGGATGAACCAGGTGGGCAACGGCGTGTCGCTGGCCTCGATCAGCGATGAGCTGGCCGGCAGCGATGAGGCCAAGCGCCGCGCCGGGATTCCGGGCTATGCGAAAGGTGGCGAGAACGGCCCCGAGCTCGAGGCGACTGGCCCGGCGCGGATCTTCAACGCATCGCAGACCGCCGGGATCCTGTCACGACTGGCGAGCCCGGCGGACAACAATGCGGCGCTGCTGCAGGAGATCAAGAGCCTGCGCACCGAAGTGGCCCTGCTCCGGCGCGACAACAGCGCCGAGAACCTCTCGATCGCCAAGCATTCGATGAACGCCGCGAATGCCCTGGATGATGCCGTGAGCGGTGCGCGCCCGCTCTTGACCAAGGCAGGAACCTAAACATGATGATCATTGATCCGGTGGCGCTGGGGGACGTCGCGTCCACCCGGCCATCCTCTAAAAATGTGTACGACAAGGCCGGCACGCTGGTGACGGTGCCGGCTAACCAGGTCGCGATCACCTACGACCCGAGCGACCTCAAAAAAGCGCCGTACCCAGTGATCGAGCCGTCCGCGACGAACGTTATCAGGTCGTCTGAAAACCTCGCCGATATGGCGGTATGGGCACAAATCGGCCTGACCGTTACGCCAAACACAGGCATCGCGCCCGATGGGACGGTGAGCATGGACACACTAAACGGCGTAGCTGCAGTTACGTGCTACGTGCAACAGACCTTCGCGGTTACCCCGCAGGCCGATTGGGGAGTCTCGATATTTTTTAGCAAGGACACGTCCGATAGCAGTTGGATTCGCGTATTTAACAGCGGCCTGAGCGTCGAGATGGCGGGCGTCATCTTCCAATGGACGAATGGCGTTCCGAGCATCGTTGCCACATCGGGGGCGTGGACGAAAATGCCGACTATCGAGCTGGGCACGGGCGGCGTTTACCGGCTAAAAGGGCTCGTCAACACGCAGGCTAACGCCGCACTTAACTTGCTGGTGTACCCGAGCACGAACAACAAGGCGGAAAACGCAAAGTTTTGGGGCGCGCATGCGCAGCTCGGGGAAGTCGGCACCTACATTTCGACCGCCGGTGCCGTCGTTACGCGCGCGGCCGACACCATCGCTGCCGGCGCTGGCCTGGTCTACTCCAATGTCGCGATCACCGAAACGGCCTACAGCGTCGCGGCGACCTATGCCAAGGACGCCCAGGTCTACGACCCGGCCACTTACCTGATGTATCAGTCGCTGGCCAACGCCAACACCGGCAAGGCGCTGACTGACACGACGGCGTGGACCCCGATGAACAGGCCCGTCAACCGCTGGCAGATGTTCGACAGTTACAACAACACGCAGACTGCCAATGCCGAAGAGATCATGGTGGTCCTCAGCCCGCAGGCGATCAGTCAGGGTGTTTACCTCGGCAACGTCGATGCGACCGAGGTGCGTATCTCCGTGGTCGACCTGAGCGAAGGACTGGTCTACCGCGAGACACAGAGTCTGGTGGTGCCGGACTCGAAGTCGTCATTCTACAACTGGTGTTTCAAGCGCATCCGCCGCAAGTCCTACCTGGTGTCGGTGGGGCTGCCGCCGTACGCCAACGCCTTGATCACGATCGCGATCAGGAAGCCGGGAGGCATCGCAAAGTGCGGCGTGTGCGCCGTCGGGCCGCTGGTAGACGTCGGCCTGTCGCAGTACGGCCTATCGCGCGAGATCCGTGACTTCTCGACCATCAACTTCAACTTCGATGGGACCAGCAACCAGCAGATCCGCAACTACGCCAAGCGCATGGATGTCGACGTGCAGATCGAGAACGACGTGATCGACAGCGTCACGGAGAACCTGGAGGCCTACCGCCAAAGGCCGGTGGCGTGGATCGGCGCCAAGGAATTCGGGTCGGCCTGCGTGTTCGGACGCTACTCCAGCTTCAAGAACGTGATCAAGAATGTGCCGTTTTCCCTAATGAACTTGCAAATTGAAGGAACCGTTTAATGGCGAACCAGATTACCGTCCTCCTCGATCCGACGCAGATGCCGGCGCGCACGCAGGACCAGACCGTATTCGATAACAACATGGCGAACCTCGCCGCAAACCTCCCGACGCTGGGCGCGCAAATGAACCTGGTGGCCGCCACGATGAATGCTTACTCGGCGGGCACGGCGTACTCGATCCCGTATACGTTCGACGCGGCTACAGCCGACGCCGATCCGGGCGCGGGGAAGATTCGGTTCGATAACGCGACGCAGAGCGGCACCACGACGCTGCGCTTGGATTTGCTTGGGTCCAATGGTATCGACTACACCACGCTGGTTGACAGCTTCGATGCATCGACGAGCATTGTAAAAGGCGCAATCCGTATCGAAAAGGCAGCCGACCCGACCAAGTTCATTGCGTTCAACGTAACCGGCCGTGCAGCGCCGGCGGGGTACAGGAACGTCGCCGTGAGTTACGTGGGCATTTCATCGGCTAATCCGTTTGCCAACGGTGATGCGCTGGTCCTTAAGTTCCAGCGCACGGGCGATAAGGGCGATCCCGGCGTCGTTACAGCGTTTCCGATGCTGCACGCACGCGATGAGAAAACGTCCGGAACCTCCGGCGGGGCCATCGTCGCGAGCACTTGGACGGCGCGCACACTCAACACGGTTAAGAAGAACAGCATTACGGGCGCGAGCGTCGCTGGCAATCAAATTACCCTGCCGGCAGGTACTTACCGCTTCCGCGGCCGTGCTCCTGCCTTCGACGCTAACGCGCACCAAGCCGCTCTTTATAACGTAACCGACGGCGGCTTCGCCATGGTTGGGTCGACCAGCTACTCAGGCCCGACGACGACGCCGATGAGCTCCGACAGTGACCTGGCGGGAGAGATCATCTTGGCTGCGCCTAAGGTATTTGAGCTGCGCCATTGGATCGCCAACGGTACGAACGGGACGAATATAGGCCAGCCTGCTAACACTGGCCAAGTCGAGGTCTATTCCGAAATCATCTTTGAAAAGGTCGCATGATGCTTGATATCGAAGATACTCAAGGCACTCCGGCGCTGACGGCGGCGCCTCAACCGTTCGGTTACGTCGTGTTCGACGAGAACGGCGCGCTTGTCGAATCGTGCTTCCAGGTGCCGCCGGCCGCACACGCGGGGCGCTGGATCGGCGTCGACGAGGCCACCCGTGACAACTGGACCGCGTACCGCGCCAACGCGGCGCGCGATGGCGTGGAGCTCCTGCCCCCCATCACGCCGTTGGTTGACCTGGCGGCGCTCAAAACCGCCGCGCTCAGCCAGACGTATGCCGATGTCGATCGGGTCTACGCGGACGCGGTGGGTAACCGGGCGACCGAATACCAGGAGGCGGAACAGGCGGCGCGCGATTATGCGGCAGCAGGTTACGCCGGCGCGGCGTCCGAATACGTGTCGGACTATGCCCTGAACAATCCGACGCTGGAAGCCCAGACCAATCAGTGGGCGGCCGACGAGATCATCGCGCGGGCGGACGCGTTCCGGACCGCACAGAAGGCCATGCGCAGCAAGCGCTTCGAATGCCAGGCCGCGATGCGTGCCGCGGCTACCGCGGATGAGCTTGAGCAGGCGATCGCGCAGTGGGCGGGCTTCATTGCCGGCCTGCGCGCCGCGCTGGAGCTGTAATGCTGCGCGCTGCCTTCTACAAGGGCGCGCACGCGGGGCTGCCGGGTGTCTACAACCGGCTGGTGCGCTGGTGGTGCCGCAGCGCCTACTCGCACGTCGAGCTGGTGTTCGGCGACGGCCAGGCCGCTTCGGCGTCTTACATGGATGGCGGCGTGCGCTTCAAGGCGATCGACTTCGATCCGATGCTGTGGGACTTCGTGCCGCTGCCGGCCGCGCTCGAGCAACGCGCCCGCGCCTGGTTCGTAAAGCACAAGGGGCAAGCCTACGACCTGCTCGGCAACCTGCACTTCGTCATTGGCGGCGTCGGCGACGACAAGGAAAAGTGGTTCTGCTCGGAGTCGGTGGCGGCCGCACTGGGCATGGATCAGGCATGGCGTTACGACCCCGCGACGCTGTATTCAGCCCTGTTCTTCCTCGCTGGTAGTGATGCGGCCGTCGTCGATCCCGATATGGCGGCCGCGGCAAATAGTCCACTTTCTCCCTAGAAAGTGGACGCCAGTTTTAACAAACTGGGGCTTCATTGTTGAACACTGGACGCGATGTCCGGCACAGCGAAAAGGCCATCCATGCTAGGTGCAAATGCTCATGCGTTTTGATCCGACTATCAACCTGGGCCACGTCCTGACGTTCGCAGGCTTCATCGTCGCCGGCTTCGGCGCCTACAGCGCGCTGGACAAGCGGGTGGTCGTACTGGAAGAGCAGCGCTTCGCGCAGGCAGCCGTGGACCGCCGGCAGGACGACGAACGCAGCGAAATGAAGCGCACCAACCGCGAAGACTTCAAAGAGATCAATTCGAAGCTGGACCGGCTATTGCTGGTGGCCGGGGCACCGCAGACACAGCGTATGGGGAGGTAGTGATGGACCGGATCAAGAAGCCGCTGCATTTGATGGAGAAGTACGTGTGGGCCGTGCTGCTGGCCCTGTACCCGTTTGCCGACCAGATCCTGGCCATGGCCGAGGTCCAGTTGCCGGTGCTGCAGCCGGTGTTGGGCGCCAACGCGTTTCGCTACATGGGGCTGGCGATCGTGGTGGCCAAGTTTGCCCTGCAGGCGTGGCGTTGCTTGCAGCAGCTGCGCGCGCTGTTAGCCAACATCCCGCTGCGCTCGGACGAAGCGCCCCATGGCTGAGACGAACAAGCAGCGCCCGCAGCGCCTGGCGATCGCCGCCGCGCTGGCCACCGCGCTGGCACTGCCAGCGGAGGGCCTGCGCCAGGTGGCCTATTACGACCCGCCCGGGATCCTGACGGTTTGCCGGGGCCACACTGGCGCCGACGTGCAGAAGAACGTTACCTACTCGCTGGCTCAGTGCGACGCCTGGATGACGGCTGACATGAAGAGGGCGATCGAGCAGGTCGACCGCTGCGCACCCAACCTGCCGCCCGAGGTGCTAGCCGCGTTCGGCGATGCCGCTTTCAACATGGGCAGCAGGATTGCCTGCGACACCGCAAACAGCACGGCCGCGCGCTACCTGCACCAGTACAGCATGGTGGCGTACAAGGATGCGGCCAGCGGCAAGCCGCTGCTGGCGGCCGCGTGCAACCAGCTGCCGCGCTGGGACAAGGCCAACGTGGCCGGCGTGATGGTCTCGCTGCCGGGTCTTACCAAGCGCCGCGCCGCCGAACGTGACCTATGCCTGCAGGGCGCCTGAGTCATGGATGGCGAACTCGATTATCTGGACCCGGTGCCGTGCTGCGATGAACTGCCACGCGGCGCCTGGCTGATCGGCAGCATCGCCGCGATCCCGCTCGCACTGCTCGCGCTGGCGCTGTTGCATTCGTTTGGGGAGAGGTGATGGAAGACCTGACCGATATCGCCAAGGATGCCGGGCGTGCGATCGCCGGGCCGCTGGCGTTGCTGATGGACCCGCGCTTCTGGCTGGCGGTGGTGCTGTACACGCTCACGGTTGCGGCCACCACCGGACATTACGTGAGCCGGTATGTGACGCACGAAGCCCGGCTGGCCGAGGTACAGCGCACCGCTGCGGCAGTGGCCGAACAGGCCAAAGCCGACGCCTTAGTGTTGGCCGATGAACGAGCGCTGCACAAGGCCGACTTGGCCGATTTCGAGACATACCGCAAGGAGAACACCGATGCTCACGCTGAAAAAGACCGCCTTATCGCTCGCCTGCGCGCTGGCACTGAGCGCTTGCGGGTCCCCGTCCGTCAGGTTTGTCCAGCGGCGTCCGATGCAGGTGGACCCGCTGCCGGCGGAGCTGGCGGGGAAGGATACGCCGAACTTAGTCCAGACGCTTCGGAGTTCTTGGTCAACCTCCTCCAGCGTGGCGACGACGCCATCCGCAAGCACGGCCAAGTAGTCGACCGCTACAACCGACTGCTGGCCAAGTGCACGAGCGCGCGCACTTCGGCCGATCCGCCGGACGACGCCGAGGCGGAGTAAAAGACAGGGCGCCGGCGGCGATTGCGCGAACAACCGCCGCCGGCCTCAATCCACTGAACAGCCAGTGAACCGAGCCAAGGCTCTGCCACCTCCCGGGAGGCGGGCGGAGTCTAGCATATAAGTTTAGAAAAGGTTAAACAATGGCTGTTCCAATTATCCCGTGGATGGGCGGCAAGCGCCGTCTGGCCGACTACCTGATTCCGCAGTCCCCGCCGCACAAGTGCTACGTCGAGGTATTCGCCGGCGGCGCTGCGCTGTACTTCCTGCGGCCGCCGGCCGAGGTCGAGGTGATCAACGACATCAATGGCGAGCTGGTCCGGCTGTACCGGGTGGTGCAGAACCACCTCGAGGAATTTGTCCGCCACTTCAAGTTCGCGCTCTCTAGCCGGGAGGTGTTCAAGTGGCACCAGGTCACGCCGCCGGACACGCTCACCGACATCCAGCGCGCGGTGCGCTTCTTCTACCTGCAGCAGCAGGCCTTCGGCGGCAAGGTCGAAGGGCAGAACTGGGGCACGGCCACCACGGCGCCGCCGGTCAACCTGCTGCGGATCGAAGAGAACCTGTCGGCCGCGCACCTGCGCCTGGCGGGCACGTACATCGAGAACATGGACTGGTACAAGCTGATCGAGCGGTACGACCGACCGCACACGCTGTTCTACCTGGATCCGCCATATTGGGAGACCGAGGGCTATGGCGTGGACTTCGGGATCGCCGAGTACGAGAAGATGGCCGAGCTGCTCGCGCGCATCAAGGGCAAGGCGATCGTCAGCCTGAACGATCACCCGGAGATCCGGCGCATCTTCGCGGCGTTCCAGATGGACACCGTTCCTATCAACTACATCGTGGGCGGCGCCGGCAGGACCGCGGAGCGCTCCGAGGTGATCATCTACAGTTGGGACCGCGCCGCGGATCCGGCCGGGTTGTTCTAGCGGCAGACGGCCTCGGCGGCCTGGACCACGCCGCCCGCCGTCTTGGCCGACACTTCGCACCGGGTGCTGGTGTCGTCCAGGCGGCGCGAGATCTGGATCGCCGCCGAGCCGTCGTAGGTACAGTACAGCCACTTTTCGCCGCCGCCGGCGAATTGCCAGATGGTGACGCTGCCGTCCTTGCGCTTCTTGCTGTTCGCTGGCACCAGGTAGGTCATCGATTCGGGCGGCCCGGCCATCATCCCGAACCCGGTCAGGCGCATGAGGCTCGAGGAATAACCCTGCCAGCCGGCCGGCGCCTTGACTGCGACGGCTGCCTTCGCCAGCATCGGCGGACAGGTGGTGGGCTGGGCTTGTACCTGCAGCGTCGCGCTGGCCAGCAGGAGGGCGATCGCGGCGCGCATCAGTGCAGCTCGATCACGTAGAACGCGCCAGCGGAGTTGCTGGGGTCGGCGTAGGTGCCATCGCGGTAGGTCTTGCCAGGGTAGATTAGCCGTAGCCCGATCCATGGCCGCCGCGCGTCGCCCTTCCATTGATCCATCACCCAGATAGCCGCGCCGGCGTAGCCGACGAAGATCGCGGCATGGTTGCCGTGCGGCCGGTTGGGGTAGCGGCCGCGCTCAAAGGTGGCGATCGCCGTGCCCGGCAGCAGGGCCGAGGTGTCAAGCACCCGGGCGCCCTGGCGCCATGCCGAGGTCGGGACCCCCTGCAGGCCGGGTACCACGGTTTTGATCAGGTCGACGCAGTTGCCGCCTCCCGCGAGCGGCTGCTTCTCGAGAGAGCGCGGGTCTCGGTAAACGTGGGGCATATGTTCTCCTCGCTGAGAGAACATGCTCGCCGAGTTGGTGGAGCAGGCAATTGGTGTGGGTCAATTCGGCGCCGGCGTCAGGTCAAGAGAAGGCTGGTTCGTCATCGATGAGCGGCGGCGCCCGGCGCGACCTGGTGGTTGTTAGCACGCGTCGCGCCATCCGCAGTGGCACGCAGTGGCGCGCGAGCAGCGCGGCGGCCGCTGGCAGGCCGAGCATGTGCCGGTAGAACAGGGCGAGGGAAATCAAAGCGGCGGTGCGCTGGTCAGTGCGTGGAGTCATCCGCGCACGATAGGCACTATGTGCTCAGATTGCGTTGAGCGTTCTCAAGCGGTCAGCTGCCGTCAGGGTCGGGTCGACGCAGCTCGGGCAGCCTGGTTTGTTCGAGCACGCATGGTTCCTTGGCGAGATCGCTTCTCAGTGCCGACAGGATCAGGCCCACGCCACCACCTGGCGCGCCGAGGACCGACTGCAGCTGATCGGCGCGCAGCACGAGGGCGCGCAGCCGCTTTATTTCCCACAGGGCCGAGTACAGGTCGTCCGAATATTGGTCGCCGCGTGTGCGAGGATTTCGCTGCTGGATCCGCGCCAGGTCGTCCTTTGTCAAGGGAGGTTTGAAGGTGCTCATGATGTTGATGCCGGCGTAGCTTTTGGCGTAGGTTCCTGATTCTGCGCCTCGGCTTCATAGCGTAGCTGATGCATCATCGGCTTGTGCTAAGGTGGCGGTGGGCGGGCCAGAACCGGCGCCGCCCCCAGCAAGGATTACTTGCCCTTCTTCGCGGACGGTTTCGCTGGCACCTTGATAGTCTCAACGACCGCCGTCCGCTTTTGTTGCTGGGCTTGTTTCACCGGGATGAACTGCCCATTGCCTGCATCACGTCCAATCTTTCGCGTTGCCATACAGCCTCCATGAAGTTGGCCCGAGAGCACTGCGCCACAGCGTGGATTAGCCCCTCGGTGCCCGCATTGTAATGCCTGCCTGCACCACTTATCCACAGGCACGGTGCATTTTTTCTGTACAAAAAGATCGGCGAGCTGGCTTCTAACTCGGCGGCATCATGATTGTAGTGGACCAGCTGCCGAGGTTGCGGTGCCTGTTAGCCACGCAGCGCGAAAAATTGGTGGTATGGACGTTGGTATCGATGGAGTATTGATTTTATGAAGGTCAATGAAATCAAGTGGTTAGCACTCAGAAGAGAAGTTCACCGCTTCCGCCACTGTTGTGTTTCTGGTTGTTCCAGACCGTTCCAGTTTCGATGGTCCTTCACCATTCCTCACATGGTTTGAAGTACCGCACCGTCCCGCAACGCTCGTTGCCATCCCACAAAATTGTTGGTATAAGTGTTGGTACCACTTTTCTGCCAGCGCCGCCCCGTACCAACACGAGCATCCGGCCTGTGCCCATACCAACTATGTCACTCACCGATGTTAAGTGCCGCCAGGCGAAGACCGGCGAAAAACTGGTCAAGCTATCCGATGGTGGCGGCCTGCAGCTGCACCTGCTGCCGAGCGGTTCCAAGATCTGGCGCGGCGCGTACCGCTTCAACGGCAAGCAGAAGACCTACAGTATCGGAGCATACCCGGACAAGGGGCTGCAGGAAGCCCGGGACGCGTGGCGCGCTGCCAAGGCGCTGCTCGAGGAAGGACGGGATCCGACCGTGGAGCGGCGCGTCGACAAGCTGCGGGCAGCGGTCGCCAGCGACAAGACATTCGAGGCGGTGGCCATCGAATGGCGGGCGACCAAGTACCCCGTGGTTTCCCAAACCGGTGACGACGCCCTGCATCGCGTCCGCATGAATATTTTCCCCGACCTGGGCGCGCTACCCATCGCGTCGATCGATCCGCCGATGGTGCTCGCGTCATTGAGGCGCATCGAAGCGCGCGGATCGATGGACATGACTAAGCGGGTACAGCGACTGGTTGCGCGCATCTTCAATTTCGCGATTGCCTCGGGCCTGCGCAAGGACAATCCCGGTGCACCGGTCAAGGAAGCGCTGAAGGGGCATAAGGCCGGGCACTTCGCGGCGATCGAGGTGGAGGAGTTACCGCGGTTCCTGACGGACCTGGCCAAGGCCGAACTGGAAGTCGAGGTGAAGACCCGGGTGGCGACACGGCTGGTGCTTCACACGTTCGTTCGCACCGAGGAACTGATCGGGGCGCCGTGGGCTGAGATCGATCTGGACCGGGCCATCTGGATCATCCCCGCCGAACGCATGAAAATGAAGCGCGATCACGTCGTCCCGCTGTCGCGCCAGGCCGTCGCCCTGTTTCGCCAGATGGAGCCGATCACCGGCGGCCGGCACTTCGTTTTCCCGCACCGGTCAAAAGGCAAGGAGCACATGGATAACAACACGATCCTGCGTGCGCTCAGCCGCATGGGCTACAAGGGAAGGATGACCGGCCACGGCTTCCGCACCTTGGCCATGTCCGCGATCACCCAGGAGCTGGGGTACGATTTCAAGCTCGTGGACCTGCAACTGGCGCACGTGAAGGAAGACAAAACCGACCAGGCCTACGACCGTGCGAAGTGGCTCAAAGAGCGTACCCGCATGATGCAGGACTGGTCTGACTACATCGATGCGCTCGAGGCTGCCGGCGCACCTTGACGCTCGGCCATGCGCGCCTCGATCCAGCCGTCGATTTCGGCTTCGATCCAGCCGACCGCCTTGCCCCCCAAGGGGATGGACCGCGGGAATGCGCCGCTCGACTCCATGCGGTAGATCGTTGTGCGGCCCAGCCCAGTCTTGGACTTGACCTCTGGCAGGCGTAAAACGCGGTGGTTCATTTTCTAGATTCCGGCATCAACTCAGACCAAACAGACGCAGCGTCATCGCCATTGGCGCGAACACGCCCAACGGCTTTCCATTTACGGCCATCTTCGGCTACAGCTAGGGCACCGATGCGCCAATGCTCGGGATTGCGAAGGCAGTTAACCCAACTGCAACAAACACCATCGAACAACACAACAACACCACCAGCGCCGACCTTGCCAACGCGTTCCCTAAACTGAGCAGCCAAGTCCTCCGGGACCATAACGCAACCTCCCTAGCATGAAGATCCAAGAACATCAGCCGCCGCATTAACGGCTGTTTAGTAGATACTAAACTTAATTTACTAGCGTGGTCAAGTAACTGCTAAACAAAGAGCGTCTGGTGTTGCGCCTTTTCAAGTCGCGGCATCAGGCGACGCCAAGAGGTCGAGCTGCCGGCCTTGGCTGGGATCGGACACGTAGATATAGCCGGGCTTGTACTGCTCGGGCCGACTCTCGCAGTCGGGCAGGCCTGCCGCGATCGCCGCTTCGCCGGCCGCTCGGCAAACGCTCGGTCGTTCCTTGGCGAAGAGGCAGCCCTTGCACTCGTCGGTGGGGTCGATCTCGTCGTCGCCGTAATAGTCGACGCGCTGATTGGCCGGGACCGCGATGAACCATGCGGCCCCATACTTCGCTCGGATCACCGAGCGGAGCCGCTGGCGGCTGCACCGGGAGCTGCTCCAGAGGCGTCGCTACTGGCGAGCAGCGCGTGCTGCAACTTTGCGACGTCGCCCGGGTTTTGATCGCGCCATTGCCGCCAGCTTTCGTTGGTCAGTTTCCAGCGGATCCAGTTGGGATGATCTGGTGTCGGCGTGAACGGCGCCTCGCCCTGCGTGCACCGCGTGCAGCGGCAGTGCATGCCGCCAAGGTGCTGACCGCAGAAGAACAGGCCGCAGCCGCGTTCTCCGCCACCTGGTTCGCCGCCACAGATATAGCCGAGTCCGCGGTCGATCTCCGCCCTGCAGCCAGGGTGGTCACAGTATGCCGGAACGCCGTATCCGACATCGCGTCCTTGGCTCTCGCCGATAGCCCAGCCCATTTAGGTGCCCTCCTGCGAAGCGGCTGCCTGCACGGATTCTCGGCGCTTCGGAACACAGTTGCGCATGATGGCCGTGCTGTAGCAATAGGTGGAGCTATACTCGGCTTCCTTTTTGCAAAATAGCGTCTCGCCGGCCACCTTCTGCATCTGCGCATCCGTGCATTGATAGCGACCGGCAGCCTGGCCCCAATCTTCACTTTGGTCGTTTTGGCAGCCCGCTAGCGTTACCAGCGCGATCAGTGCCAGGGCCTTCATACGGCACCTCCCAGCAAAGCCTCGCCTGCTTGGGTGCGCCGAGCCCAGACCCAAATGGGTCCATCGTTGGTGTCGTGGACCGAGAGGGTGAACCAGCCGTCGCCATCAGGCGCTTGGGGTTCCCATGCCGCGAACGAGGGCTCTTCGTTCTCGAGGTACGCGAGGTAGACAGGATGATCGTCCGGTTCGCTTTCCAGTAGCGCGTACGTGGTTTCCAGGCCCTGTGCATCGAGCCACTTTCGATACGCCTCATAGTCCTCATCGAGGTTTGGGATGCCAGGGTGTGACCAGAAGCCCTGCGCATCGCGCTCGACGGGTAGGGGCTGGATAAGTTTGACGCTATTCATTGCTGTCCTTTCTGCGCCTCTTCGTCGGCGCTATGTCTTTTCGCGATGATCGCCTCGTAGGTTTCGTCGCCGTAGGCTTCCCAGCATTGAGTCGCGGGGAACGCGCCGCGTGAGCCTTCCTTCGCCTCGATGTACCAAGACACGTAGCCAGGAGGTGGCGGGATGCAGCGCAGCCAAATGTGCTTGGGCATGCCGAGCGGCCAGTCGTAGCCATCAGCACGCACATGGCGCATGAACTCGTCGGGGTCGTGGTGGCCCTTCGACATCAGCGTGTACGTGTCCTCGCCAACGTTCTGGATATCGAGCGGGTAAGTGCGCTTAGACGCGCGAACTATCGGGATTCCTCGGCATCCGTCTTTCATTCGATCATAAACGGTGCGGTCGCCGAACAGGCGCATCCACGGCCCGCGCGTTGCGGCTTGCGCCAGCGTTTCCAGCTTATCGAGGTCGATGCCTTCCACGCTGCCGCCTGCTGCGCGCGCATCGTCGCGTTCTTTGTACAGCCTGTTGATGCGGTCGATGGCGAACTGGAACACCGTGTACGGGAGCCTCGTTACGATTTGCAGGCGGTCCCGAAGTTCGGCCAGCTTGTCCCAATCATCCTGCTCCATCGGATCGAACCTGCCATCAGCAGCGCGTGCCTGTGCCAGCTTGGCGAGCACGAAGGCGTCGATGTGGGCGATGAGGGCGCGCTTCGATGCCGCTTGCTCGCTTTCCTGAGTCTCAGTGCTCACTGGTGAGGCCGTAAGGAATTCGACTAGCAAGCCGATGAATTCGCGCGATTCAATCGTCTCCCCGCCCATCTTGCAGAGAATGTTGTCCATCGCGCAGTTACCCGTAACAGCCATACAGCCTGCTCCGCCATTCGCTGGGTCAGTGCACCCGTTCGGGCATTGAACTTTGCTGTGTTCGCCACGTAAGTCATTGATTTTGATTGCAATATCAAAGTTTTGCGGGGCTGCGCAGTCAGCTAGGGCCAGCCGTTCACACAGCGGCGGCTCATCATCGCTCTCAGCCCCGCCCAGCTTGCTCATCATGTTGACGTCACGCCCAAAGTCAGTATCCATGCGGGTTTCGGCGGTTTCGTGGGCGTTTTCCGCGCTGGATGACGTCGCGCCTTTTTCCTCTGCCTGGCGCATCATGTGGGCGTGGTAGGTGCGGAGCTTGAGAGCGTATGTCCGCCATTGCATCTTGTTGCGCTCTGCGACCTGTAACTTCTGCCATGTGGATCGGTAGTCGGCGTCCCAATCATCCGGAGTGGTC